GCAGCCGCGCGTGCGTATCAAGACCTTTCGGTGTGTTACCGGATAGGGAGGCGGCCGACAGAAAGCTTTTCTCTCAATTGGATAGGGCTAATGCGCTGCTGAAACAAAGGAGGAAGAGTAATGACTAACCAACAACGAAGGAGTAAGACATGAACAATTTTAAGCTTATAATCGAGACGGATAACATCGACGATATTAAGAGCGCCGCAAGCTTTGAGGACTGGCCTGCGACAATGTTCCAGATACTCGCCGACTTGCGCCAGTCTCACAAGCACGGGCTTTTCGGATGGCTTGAAGGCTTTAAGGATTCAGGTATCACGCAAGAGGACGGCGCTGAGATGTGCTACATGCTGAGTGAATATATTTCCAGCGTGATGGATGAGTACGGTACAAAGATATGACATATTTTGTAACCGGCGGTGCAGGTTCTTTCGGCAAACAATTCACTAAGCACATCATCGAGAACACAGATTCCAGCGTGATAGTGTATAGCAGGGACGAGCTGAAACACTTTACGATGAGCAAAGAGCTTAAAAGCGATAGGATAAAGTACATCATCGGAGACGTCCGAGACTACGAAGCTCTGCGCCGGAACATTCCTGAAGGATGCAGAATCTTACACGCCGCAGCATTGAAGCACGTACACACCGGCGAGACGCAGGCCATAGAGACTGTAAAGACCAATGTCGAAGGCACGCAGAATGTGGTTGCCGTGGCAAACGAAAAGAGTTGCGATATGGTGCTTATATCCACCGATAAAGCTGTTGAGCCTGTCAATGTCTACGGCGCAAGTAAGATGCTTGCCGAGAATATAGTCTTACAGGCCGGGCAGACGGTAGCCAGGTACGGTAACGTATTTGGTTCTTCTGGATCGATACTTCATATTTTCAAAGAGCAGGCGGCAGTGGGGCATGAGTTCACCATCACGCATCGAGACATGACGCGGTTCCTGATTACGTTCCAGCAGGCCATAGACTTCGTGCTTGAGTGCTTTGACAAGCCTATCGGGTTATACTATCCGAAGCTCAAGGCGTGCACGATAAAAGAGCTGGCTTTAGCTTTTGACTGGGAGGCGACTTTTAAGTACATCGGAATGCAGCCGGGCGAGAAGCTAAGCGAAGTTATGTGTCTTGACCCTATGGTTGACAGCGCGGGTGCCGAGAAATATACTATTGAGGAGCTGAGGAGGCTGATAGATGAATGTATATGATGTCGTAGATGAGTTTGAAAAGCGTGTAGCAGAGTATGCAGGGGCTCCGTATGGTGTTGCGATAAACTCATGTACCAACGCGCTACTCTTGAGCATGATGTATACACACGAGTTCAAGCATCTTATATCGAGGACGGTTTACATCCCGAAACATACCTATGTCGGCGTGGCCTACGCTGTTCTAAATGCAGGGTATCTAATACAGTTTACAGACGAAGAATGGGAAGGTGCATATCAGATACATCCGTATAAGATTATTGACTCTGCGCGTAGATTCAAGAAAGATATGTATGTGAAGAGTAGCTTGTACTGCCTGTCTTTCCATGAGACAAAACATCTACCAATCGGCGATGGAGGTATGATTCTAACCGACGACAAGAAGGCCTATGACGCTTTGAGGCAGATGCGATTCGACGGGCGCACGCCGGGGATGAGTGTATTTGATGACGACTTCACATTACCTGCTATACATGCTAACATGAAGCCTGATGTTGCCGCGCGAGGGCTTATGCTGATGGCAGGTGTTAAAGACTACAACGAAGATTTGCCGGGAGAATATCCTGACTTGTCGCAGCATCCTATATTTACGGAGGTTTACAGATGATAATATTAGATATTGGCTCAGGCAATACGCTTGACTCAAAAAAGACAATACGAGATACAATAGATTCGCTTGAAGGATTTTGACGCGATACTTAAGGCGCAGCTTTTCACAAGCGCACCGCCTAACAAACCGCTGAGCCATGAGCTATTTACTTATGCTTATGAGTACGCAGCAAAGAAAGGACTCCAGACCACGGCGTCGGTATTCGACAAAGAGTCGCTTGAGTTTCTGCGGCAGTTTGATGTGCCATTTATTAAAATTGCAGCGCGTCCTATGTTATACGGATTGGTAGATGGACAAAGTGATAGATTCATAATAAGCGTGCCGCCTGGATATGAAGAGATACCAAACGACTGTTTCGGATACCTGCGGTGCGTATCTAAGTATCCTGCGCTTAACGTGGACTACTTAACAGGTTTCAGTGTTGAGCAATTAGAGCAAGGGATAAGCGATCACACCGACAACCTTGAGCTGTACTATACCTTCGAGCCTGAGATATATGAAAAACATTACGTGATGCAACACAACGACACGAACCAAGATGCAGGGCGCTTTGCCTTGACACCTGAAGACCTGGAGGACCTATGAAACTTGACGCTTTGACTTTGGAACAGTGCGAACTGGTACGGATATGGCGCAACGCCGAGCCGCGATTCCTGCGCACGTCGTATCTTCTTACTCAGGAGATGCAGGAAGACTTTTACCGGGATGTAGTTTGTAACCGAGATAGTCGACATCGTTACTTTGCTATTATGGGCGGTGAAAAGTTTATAGGAATGACAGGCCTCACTGATATACAGTTTGAGAACAGTACCGCAGAGATAAGCCTGATACTGTCACCTGACGAGCGCGGCAAAGGATACGGACGCAAGTCTGTTAAGCTCATACTTGAGCATTCGTTCTACGAACTTGGACTTGTAAGCGTTTTCGGCGAGGTGTACGATTGCGGAAATGTTAGGTTCTGGCATAGGATTGTAGAGCTTACAAACGGATTTGAGACACGCCTGCCTAACCGCAAGATGCATGAAGGGATGCTATACGGTTCTATGTGGTTTCAATTAATGGAGGTAGACCAGTTATGATATGTGTAATACCCGCGCGCGCCGGCAGCACCAGACTACCTGGTAAGAATACCAAGCCGTTTTTCGGACAGCCTATCATAAACCATGCCATCGATATCTGCCAAAAGGCAGAGATATTTTCTGAAGTGGTACTCAGCACCGATTCTATGGATATCGCGCGATGTGTAGACATTGACTACGATATAAGGCCTGACCATTTACGCGGAGACGTATCGGAGACCGATGTTCTGATTGACTTTATGGAGCGCCGCGATGTTACTGAAATATGCCGGGTATATCCTTTCTCCGTACTGCTTACACCACTGGAGGCTTATCTGCGGTGCGACGTTTTTTGAGGAGAACGGCGGTACCGTGATGGAGTTCACGAAGTTCAAGCAACCGATCTTGAGGGCCATAAAAGAGAACGGCGATTACTTCGACTATCAAAGCGTCATGGAGCGGAGCCAAGACCTGCCGGAATTCTATCACGACGCGGCTACGTACATGGTAACGACGATCGAAGAACTGAAGAAGCCGCTATACGAAAGAAAGATTACCTGGCTTGAAGTATCTTCTCTTGAGTGCCAGGACGTAGATGATGCTGAGGATTGGGAGATGCTTAAAATGAAGTTTGCGAGGTTGCATGCATAATATATTCATGGGGGAATGGGATGCTTGAAATGTTTGTGCTGTTGGCGCTTGCAGTTGTTTTTATTCCGATGGCCGTGGCAATAGTGGTGTGTGCTGGATGTGTTGTGGTCTTAGAGATCGGCGAAAAGCTAAGGGGGCGATGATGGAGTATCCGCTAAAACCGTACCTGCTTCCGGCAGAGTATGAGAAGACACTTCAAGATATGGAAGCAGATATTGAGCTGATGCGTGAGAAGATCGAGAAGCTTGAGTCAGAGATCAAGCAGCACAGGCTGTAGCATGGAGCTTAGACTCACCGAGATACAAGAAATACTTAACAATTGTGTAGTATGTTGCTTGACAAAGTTTTATATATATGGTATACTGAAGTAGGATGGGTATAAATACAATAACTGTAGATGGACGTCAAAATGACACACGGTGAATACGAGCAACTTTGCAGAAATAAGAAAGCAGAGGATGCATATTATACAGATGACGAGATAGCGGATAAGTGTTCATATCTTGCGATAAAGTATAAGGCGCCATTTTTCAGTTGGTAGAGATAATTGGTTTGACAAACAGATTGATGTTGCTTTTTACCTTGGTCTTGATTGGCAGGATTTATACAGGAAGGTGTTAAATCTTGATAACCTATTTCATGCTGCTTACCTACAAAAGAATGTCAGAGTTCATACACCTTTATAGAAATAAGTGGAAAAAGTCGGCTAACCGTGTAGCGAGCCGATACTATGATACTGATCCTGGAGTAGATGCATCAAGTATAGCTTTGTATGATGAGTCTGGCGTTATAGAGTCTGAGGATGAAACAATGAGTAGGTTAATATACAACGGTAAAGCTTGGCAGGTTGGATGAAATACAAGCATATATACCGAAACAAGTGGCTTGACCTCACCGCTGACGAGATGTTCGCGGGTGATAATTTTATTGGGTACTGGCATAATATAATTATATCGGATGGTGATCCTAATAAAGACGATGACAGAACAGATAAAAATAAAGAACAGGATATACGGAGATAACAATGGACACCGGAAGACCTACAAAATACACCGCTGATTCGATAGGCATAGCAGAAGAGTACATAGACAATTATGCTTTGCATGGTGACACGATACCTCAGAACGCAGGGCTTGCCACCGCACTTGGTATTTGTGTAAGGACTTTGTACTATTGGGCAGAAGAGCATGAAGCGTTTTTGCGTATATTAGACAAATTGAAGGCAAAGCAGGAGCGGGTACTTATAAATAGCGGATTGAATGGCGACTTTAACAGCGCGATTGTAAAGCTTGTACTTGGCAAGCATGGGTACCACGACAAGCAGGACATGGAACATACAGGGGCGCAGGGTGCTCCGCTGGGGTTAACGATTGAGTTCGTCAAAGCAGACGATACAGATACCTGATAAGTTCTCTGGGCTTTTTGAGCCTAAGAGATACAAGGTATATTTTGGAGGTAGAGGCGGGGCGAAATCCTGGAACTTCGCACGCGCTTTAATATCGTTAGCTTATACCAAGAAGCTGAGAATACTCTGCACCAGGGAATACCAGTCAAGTATAGCCGATTCGGTACATGCGCTGATAAGCGACCAGATTACAATGATGGGACTTGATGATTACTTTGAGGTTAAGCGTGACTATATACAGTCACATACCGGGAGCCTTTTTATTTTCGCCGGACTAAGGCGTGATCCTAAAAAGGTTAAGTCTACGGAGGGTATAGATATTGCGTGGGTTGAAGAGGCCGACACGATAAGCAACGAAAGCTTAGACTTGCTGATACCTACGATACGGAAGCCGGGTAGTGAGATATGGTTTTCGTTTAATCCTGACCAAGAGACGGATCCGGTATACAAGCGTTTGTACTTACCGA